CTTTGATATCTGCCTCAGCTCTCTGTGACTCCAGTGCGATCTGCTGTTTAGCATGCTGGTTAGCCTCTGAAATTGTGTTGATGATATTCACTGCCATTATGACGTTGGCGGTGACGGCGTTGGCGGCTTCGGCCTGTTGCTCTGCAGAGTCAGCACGTGCCTTTTCAAGGTTGGCTTTATCGCTGTAATACCAGGCTGACCAGCAGACGCCGCCAAACAGGCAGACAATGAACAAGCCGATCGCAATGAGATAGTGGTGTTTCATCAGAACACTCCCGGCGCTGATGTTGGAATGCCGGGGTTAAGCGGCCCGGCACCACCGTTGAACAGTTGCGGCTTTTGCTGCCACTCGCAGACCGCACGCTCAATCTCACGTCGGGTGACCAGGCCTTTCCATTGCTGGCCAGCAGCATAGGTCCAGCGCTGCAGCTCTTTGCAGGCCCCCGGCACATCACCGGCGTTAAGTTTTCTCAGCAGCGTGGATTTGCTGAAAGCACCAGCGCCAACGTTGTAGGTGAATGAGTAGAGCGCGGCGCGGGTGGTTTCGGGGATGCGGACCTTAATCAGCGGGTCGATGGCAGCTGCCGCCTTACGCAGGTCGGACTGCAGCAGGGCATCACACTCCCGGTCGGTGTAACGGTGACCGCGGCGAATGTCAGCACCAGTGTGCCCGTCGCATACAGTCCAGACGCCAACGACATCCTGATACGCGTAATACCGTCGCCCTTCCAGCCCGTCAGCATTACCCAGCATCACTGCGGCAATCGTGATGGCTCCCGAGCCGCCAGCAATCGCGGCCACCAGCTTATTCCTCAGTTTCGGGTTCATTCTGGCTCCTGCTCTTGTTGCGGCGGTTATCTTCGCGGATTTTGAAGTACAGATTTGTCAGGTACGTAAGAACAGCAACTACTATGCCCACCAGCACGCCGATGGCGTTCCACTGCTCAGGGCTGTATGCGTTAAGAATGCCGTTCAACACGCTCCCCGCAGAGGCGCCATAAGCGGCGCCGGTGGTTATTTTGTCCATTCGAAACATCTCTCACCTCCGATAATTCCGGGGTGCTGTGTGAAGTTGGGTTCAGGCGCTCCGGATGAATTAACGACAAACCTTGATGGGGGTTTCCGGGAGCCTGAAATAGAAAAAGGCCGCCAATCGGCAGCCTTTGAATTCACATGAGTTAACCCGATGTTAATCAGGTATAACCGATTTGTCTTAAGGTGATTTTAAACCGCATAATTATTAGTGGTTATAACACAATAAAAGCTATTGATTTACGGGAGATGGTGATGTCGCATCTCCCGTTTTTTTTTCAACAAAAAAGCCCCACGGTGTTAACCGCAGGGCTTTTAACGAAGGCAGTAATCCATCGTTGGAACGAAATTAACACAGATTCCGGAAAAGTAAATAGCTGAAGCTTGAAACGTAAGCTATTTCCGTGAGCGCTATCGCGTTATCTGTTTCAGCTGCGCCTCTGCCCAAGCCTCTTCGATATCAAATTTCGTGATCAGCTGATCGTAGAATGGCTTGACCGACTTTTCCCAGGTGGCGACAGTGATCGCATCGGTGAGCCGGCAAATAGCCGCATATGCCTCAGTTGAAGGGATTCGCTCATAACCACGCCCGCTGCAGCGCTTGCAGGTGCCAAACACCGGTACGCCCTGCTTCTTCGTTTCTTTCTGGTTTACGGCTGTGCCGCGCCCCCGGCAATCGTTACAGGCACAGCTGATAACCTTCTTCCCTTTGCAGGCTGAGCACAGCACCCGGGTCACCTCTTTCACCTCACGCCGATTCTGATGCTGCGATGGGATAACCTTCAGCCCCCATTTTTTTGATTTTTGGATGATGTCCTTTGCACATCCAGAGATGCTGGTTTTCATACTAAACACATCAGCCTCAATGAACCCCCGCCCCGCGCAGCAATCGCACGGCTTCACGCTGGCGGCACTGCGGGAATAGTCCTCAAAGGCGAACGCGGCCAGCTGGCGCATCACCAGTGGCTTAACCGCGGCATCCAGCTTGCGCAGCGCGGCGACCTTATCGCATTTGCTCAGCGCGTAATCGGCCAACAGCGCGATCGCCCGCTCCCTGTCGTTATTGCTGATCCCCATCTTTCCGAGGAAAGCGCTGTACCCCATGGCGGCGCGTTCCTGCGTCATGCCCATGGCAGCCATGATATCTGTACCGGTCAGCGCATCTGATGCAGTGGCGCGCGGGGAGTCGCTGATCATCGTGGATTTTGCAAAGTGGTATTTCACGGTATTTTCGAGGTTCACGCTGCTGCTCCTGCAATCTGGTAAATGCGAATAAAGTTACGAAGGATGCGATAGTCCACCAGCACCGTACCCGGGCGGCGATAAATGCGGAGGCGCAGCCAGCGCATGCGAAGCGATTCGATCAGTTCTGGTTTCAAGCTGCCACCTGCTGTTTCAGTTCTTTGAGTTTTGCGCGGTACTCATCGCGGATCCGGATGTAGTCGTCTCGCTTCCATTTCGGTAATTCGTGTGGCCCCATCAGAGCATCAAAGCGGGCCTGGCCAATTTTGGCGATCAGCGCCGGGCGGTATGCTGTCAGGTTGCCGGAGAGGTGGTTATTACAGACCGAGCACTGCTTATGGCAGTTGTCCTCGTCAAAGCGCAGTTCTGGGTTAGCACCGGTCGTGCGGAAATGCCCGGCGTGATACTGCCCGTCATGGTGGCGGCCGCAGCTGATGCACGGGAGATGACTATCCCGGTATCGGATGAACTCGTTGAATGCCTGCTGGGCCTGTTTAATGAAGTGGCTGAGCGGCTTCACTGTCTGGCGACGTTCGGCCTGACGTGCCCGCACCTCTTTCTCCTCTTCGCGCTGGCGCTTCTTCTCAGCACGCAGAGCCTCGGCCCGGTTCTTCGCGGTCTGCGCTTTGGCAACGGCAGTGGCACACTCGTAGCAGCAGACCACCTGTCCATCACGGACCGGGTGGAACCATTCACGGCAGCTCTGGTTTGCGCACTTACGGCGGGGTTTCTTAGCCATGCTCACCCCCAGACCTTTTGGCGGAACGTACGCGGCGTAGGCTCGAGGTATTTCACCTCCTGCCGCTCTACGCTGACGGTCCAGGTGAGGTAATCGCGATTCAGGCTGCGCGTTACGGCTACGCCGCGGCGCTGGTACTGCCGCTGAAGTTCATCGGCCTGCTCGGTTGTGCATTCGGTGTAGTGGAACCATGATTTCGCCATCTGGTCAGCCCCCGAAGCTCATCAGCTGCGCGGCGGCGTTCTCAGCCTCGCGCTGGTCCTTGAATGAACGGTGGAGGATGAATCGCCACAGCACATTCAGCGTTTCGGTATAGAGCGGAACGAATGCTGTATCGTCCATGTTCGCGAATGAAATGCTTTTTGGGCGCTTACGCTGGCTACCATCCGGGAGGAATACCACGTCGTAATACCCAGCAGAGACGATCACCCACTCTCGGTAGGCGTCGAATGATTTGCAGGTGGTGATATTGGATGCGCGATGCGCGGATAAATCGCAGAAAAAATCCTCAGCGAAGGAGGTCAGGATGTCGCCATTACCTACGTGCTGCGCAAGGTAATTGGCGTAGCGTAAGACAATGGCCTTTTCGGCTGGTGTGATCGCGCCCCCAGCAGGCTCCCAATATTCAAAGCCAAGATTCAGAAGTGAAAAATATTTGCGGTGTAGAGCTGCATTGCGGACGCGACGGAATTCACCTTCAAGGACCGCGCCGAGCTTACATTTTGAATGCAGAAAGTCGCTGGTCTCGGGTGTGGCCGGGATCAGGATTCCTGAGGACTGCTTGATGAGTTGTAACTGCGCCATGGGAGTTCTCTCCGTGGCGCATCGTGGTCAGGTTACCGGTTGTTCAGGCCGATACAAACATTATGCTATTCAGGTGCTAAAAAGGTCAATTGTTGGCTGACAACTCCCTCACGATCTCGGTCAGAGTATCGTGAGATATGACGTGCTCATCTGCCTGGAGGTGCTTGAAACCGATTTCCATACCAGCAGAATTTAACAGTACGCGTTCTCCTGGCCGGAGTCTAAACGAACACGTGGCAGAGTCATCAGAACACCGCACGAGCTTGTAAATATCACTCCCTTCAGAACTAGCTTGAGACACATCAACCCCCTTCTTTCCCACAGATAAGCCAGAAATTTATTCATTTGCAGATGCCTCACGGCACTGCTCTTTAGGCACGATAGCAAAGTCGATCTGTTTGTTAAGGGCTTAATAATAAATAAATTTCGTGAGCCGTTTTCTCTGTCCGTTTCACATAATTTAGCATAGAAACACTGTATGCATTTACAGTATAATTTTGTTTCCCCAAGTATGCACAAAAAGCATTGGTAGATGCAACACCATTTATCCGATTGATTTAAATAAATATTATTGCTACTCGCCGTTAAATACTAAGCGTTGCTTTTAACACTCTAAACGGATTTAACATGCCGGAGTTAACTAGTTGATTCGACGTTTTTGAAGGGATGGGTGACCTGACTTCTCGCGACGCTAGCCCTTTAAACGAAATCCTAAGCCGTGCAAAAATTTTTTTTGGGTTGGCAGATTGTTACCCCTATGTGAGCACTTCTTAATCACTTTCATAGATCAATTTAATGTTATCGATCGGTTTTACCGATCAGGTGTGTTGATGGCTCGCCTGGAGAGCATCGAGCGAGAAAAAGGCCTCCGCAGAGGCCAAAGTTTTCTAAATGCGGGAGTTAATTTCTTGCGTTGACACACCCATAATGGACAATGTTACCACGTGCT